GGTTATCGTGCTATGACTCAAAGTGTGAATGATCTTGCAGAGGTTTTTACTTTGATAAGAGAAAGTAATGAGTTAAAAAGTGGAAGGTATCCGAATCTTTATTAATGGAAAAAGAACCTGTTGACAAATCAAAAGATTCGTCCTATACTGAAAAAGATTATTAGGAGGGTAGGATTCCTGATGATCTTTTTGAGGAATATCTCAAAAAATATGGATATGAATACACTCCTTAGTGGGGGTTGACAAATATCTAAATAAATTTTATAATATGATTAATGTCAGAAGCAGCGATTATCGCAAATGCTTTGTTGAAGTAATTCAACCGACATCATTGACAAAACTGTAAACCTTATCAAGGGAACTATTATGACTGAGCAAATCAGTAACAAGGATTTATTTTATCAAATCCCACAAACACAAGATGATCCTCTATGGGAGAAGATCATAAAAAAAATGAACAATTATGCACCCCCAGAGAAAGTCGAGGGTATGGAGCATTATAGTAGAGAGGTTCTTCCTGTTTCTAAAGCAGTTAGAAAAAGTGGAGAAAAAAACAGTAATATAAACCTTACTAGATTTAGTAATCCAGAAAGAGACAATTTAAACACTATTGAAACAAGAGGTTTAAATGTTACCTGTTATCCACCTAAAACAGTAATTACTACTGAATTAGTAAATGGAGAACCTGTAGATCCTATTGAAGAGGATTTATTTGGTGGTTATGGAAGATCTGAAAAATTTGATGAACTGGATATAAATTTCTGGGTATATGATCGTTATGTACCATCTGATCAGTTGGGTAAGATGCAGCAGTGTCTTCAAGATGTATTTGAAGATGGTGGAATATCTGATAATGGAAAGGTATCCAGTAAAGCACCTTCTAAACAGGATTATGTCGGTGTTTCTTTAAAAAAGATGGAGAGATATGGATGGAAAGAATTAGAACTTCGTGCTTGGTATGATTCTATAGAACATGCCCTCAGTGATTCACAGATTACTTCTTACATCAAGGATGCTATTCGCATACAAAATGCTCAAGGTCGTATTGATTGGAAAGATCAAAAGTATGTTAAGCAGCAGGCCAAAACTCAGAAACTTGGTAATTTAATACCACTCAACACTGATGGTGCTGAAGATGGAAACCGCCAAAGATTGGAGCGTATTCTTGTTCCTGCAATGAAAGAATACTTGAAATCGCATGAAACTCAAGCACTTTGTTTACATAACACCAAAGTTTCTAATCATCAAGATTATGATGATGCCAATGAAGCAATGGTTGATTTACTTAAAGAAGACTTGAAGTTAATTGTAAGTTTCGTAGATGCTTGGAGAGTATTTAAGACAGACCCAATCGCAGTAACACACAGAGTAACCGAAAAAATTGGTGAAGATGATGTAGTAGGAGTTATTGTTCCCTTTGATGTTGAAGACTAAAACCAGTCCACAAACTGACACAAGCACCCCAAAGGGTGCTTTTTTTGTGTTATAATAATAGTATTAATGAGATTTTAATGCAATTACGTTTACATCAGTTAGATTCACTTGTTGCTATGCAGAAGTGTGATAAGGGTCAAATTATTGTGCCTACTGGTGGTGGTAAGACAATGTGCATGATTGAGGATGCAAAGTATAGATTCAATATGAATAGCGTATCAAAAACTATTGTTGTTGTTGCTCCTCGTATCTTACTTGCTAGTCAGTTGTCAGCAGATTTTCTTGAGCATATCACAGATATAGATGTGATGCACGTTCATAGTGGAGAGACTCATCACTTCAGTAGCACAAAAACAGAAGTGATTGAAAACTGGTATCATAATGGTATCAGAAATCAGTTGATCTTTACAACATATCATTCATTACACAGAATTACAGAGTCACTTGATATTGAGATTGATACAATATACTTTGATGAAGCACACAACTCAGTTCAGAAAAACTTTATTGAAGCAGTTGAGTATTGCTCAATATATGCAAACAGAAAGTATTTCTTTACTGCTACACCGAAGCACTCTCGCACACCCAAGAAAGTTGGTATGAATGATAGTGACATTTTTGGTCAGGTCATTTGTAATGTACCAGCTCCTAAGTTAGTTGATGAAGGTCACATTTTACCACCTAAAGTTGTGGTCAAAAAGATTGATGTTACTGACGATAGTAGATTTGGTTATGAGAAAGATTGCGACCATATCATAGAAACGATTGATGATGTTGATGTTGATAAAGTTTTGATATGTGCAAGATCAACAAAGCAAATCGTAAGTCTAATTGCACTCTCAAAGTTTGTTGATGAGTTAGCATGGAGAGGTTATTCTTACATGTATATTACATCAAAAACTGGTGGTGTGATTGATGGTCAGAAAGTGACAAGGGAAGAGTTCTTTGATGTTCTCAATGCGTGGGGTAAGACAGACAAGAGATTTGTAGTCTTACATCACAGCATACTCTCAGAAGGTATCAATGTCAATGGTCTTGAAGCAGTATTGTTTCTAAGATCAATGGATTACATTGGTATCAGTCAATCGATTGGTCGTGTGATCCGATTGGGAAACTGTCACAAGAAGTTTGGAATTGTATGTATCCCAGTGTATGATAAGGTTGGGATCAGCACTTCTAGAAAAGTACAGGCAGTTGTTGATACCGTATTCACAGATGGGCAACCAGCTATTTCTATTGTAAGATCATGACAAAAGTTCCAGTTGAAAATTATTTACTCTCAATGTACAGAAGTTTTTGGGCAAATAGAGAGGATACTTGGGGCCCTGACCATCCTGATTGGTTTAGGGTTCATGGTAGAGACGGATATAGAGTGTTCAATGCTTCAAATATTAATTCACATTTAATTAGTGAGCAAGCACTTAAAGATAAAATTAATGGTATTAAACCAGTATCAGATCATTACCTATCTCCACAGTTTGCGGCTGGTGCTATGCTAGAGCTTCAAGAAAAGTATCTATGCCCACAACATCTTAACCCTAGAGGAAATAATGGAGACAGAACTAATTTTGAAAAATTTTGTGAGTATATGAATAAATTGAGAGTAATAGTTAGAATCACAAAAAAGGAAAATGAAAAATTAAGACAATTAACTGTTACAGAAAATGTATCATTTCCTAAAGTAAAAGTTGCAACTGATAAAAAATATGACCATTTAGGTATTAAATTATATAAATTACCTGATGGGGAAGGTCTTACAGTTAATCTTGCAAAAAAAGTATTTGAAACTCAAAGTCCACTAAAAGCATCAACTGTATTACATTTCCCAAAAGATTTACTTATTTACGAGAAAAGATTTCTAGTAAATTGACCATAGCACACAATGTGCTATAATGTAAATACTATCATTCAAAACAATGCACGATTCAACACTTGATTTATTTGAAAAAGTTGGTATTGATGCCAACGATATTGAAGCCCTGTCTGCATATTATGAAGTCACTTGTGACTATTATATGCAAGAGTTCTTAGGATTAGAGGACTTGATAAGTTGAAGGATTTAATACTATTCGGAGATTGCAGAAAAACAATTTCAACAATAACTGAACCAGTAAAAATGTGTGTTACTTCGCCACCATATTATGGACTTCGTGACTATGGTGGAGAGGAGAACCAGATCGGTATGGAAGAATCCCCAGAAAAATATGTTGACCAATTAGTTGATGTATTTCGTAGTGTCAGGGAGGTGCTAACTGATGATGGAACACTATGGTTAAACATAGGAGATAGTTATTATAACTATCGTAGTGATGGAAACTATCCTAAACAAACAGTAAGTAAAACTCGTCAAGATCTACCCACCAAAACACCTGTTCGTGGCAATAAACTAGAAGGATATAAGAGTAAGGATTTAATTGGAATCCCTTGGATGTTGGCATTTGCATTAAGAAAAGATGGGTGGTATTTAAGACAAGATATTATATGGAATAAACCAAATCCTATGCCAGAAAGTGTAAAAGATAGGTGTACAAAATCACATGAATACATTTTTCTATTCAGTAAAAGTAAGAACTATTATTATGATAA